AATGCTCTGGTGTATAGATCTGTAATTGATGTTAGTGTGCCTAACTGATCTGTTGTGACTGCACTTGCATCTGTGAAAGTTTTGATTAGTTTTTCTGTGGGTTGAATGCCTGCTGCGGCTAATTTAATAAATGTTGTGCTTAAATCTTCAACACCAAACTGTGTTTTGGTTGCAATCTTTTCAATTGCTGCAAAAGCCTGTGATCCTTTTTGTGCTGATCCAAATACTGTGCCTAACGTTGTTTGTAAATCTTGGAATCTTGCTGTTGTATTGACAATTGCCGCTGCAACAGCACCTGTTGCCAAAGCACTAATAGCGGCAGTTGCCTTGCTAATACCTTTATCAAATTCTCTGGTATCTAAATTAAGTTTAACGGTTTGTTCTGCCACGGGCTTGCTTTGCCTCCTCTGATTCTATGTGGAAATAAGCCATCCAAATGTATATTTCTGGTGTACTCATTTCTGCAACCTCTTCCAAGGTCTTGTTTAATTCACGACCCAGTTTACAAAGTATCAGTAAATCTGGATCTTGCCTTAGTTTTTTGCGGTATCTTCCACATCATATTCTGTATCACTGGCATTTAACACAGTTGCGATTTTTACAATAACATCTGGGTCTACACTGTTAAGCAACACAGTTCTTTCAGCTGGTTGAAACATTTTAGTACCGTCTGCATTGCGAGCCTTTGCAACAATTGTTTCTACAAGTGCTTCTACTACTTTGCCTTGTTGATGTAGTTGGATAACTGCTGATTGGTCTTTAAAATTACCAAAAGGTTTGTAGTAAATGGTTGTGTCCCATTCTTCTACAAATAATTCTTTGAGATCATTGTCTCTATTCTTGAAATGTTCTACTGCTTTCGCTAATACTGGATTCTTAATACTCATTTAATTTTGTTCCTTGTTTTTAATCGTTCTAGAGTTGGCTTAACCATACCTCTAGGTGCTTGCTTACTACGGCCTTGTTCCAGATAACCAATATATGGAACAGGGTTGTTGATAATAAAGCCAAAACGTTTGCGAAGTAATCTCCATCCACGTTTGGCTCTACCTGTATCAACAGGTGTGTGATCTTTGACACCACGGAAAATGTCATTGGCCAGCAAGCGAGCTTGCTTTTCCTCAATTCGTTTGAGTTGAGGGCGTAACGCTCTGCCAATGACACTAACCTGTAGTCTCATTTTAGGCCTTTGTGCCCATTACTAGGTCACCAGTGCCCTGGAATGTTAAACTTCCAGTTACAACACCGTCAAAACTACCTGTAATGCTGTAACCAGTTACGATTACATTACCTGTAATTTCAATGTTGCCTACGCCGTCACCTTCAGGATATAAAACAATAGCAGCTGGTTCGCCGTCATCGCTGAATACCTCTAATGCCGCAATAGCATCATTTTGTGCTGTTTCTGCACCACCTTCTAAAATAAAATCAGCACTGCCACTGTATGATTGCATTGTACTGATGTAGGTTCTACTTGTAGAACCCATTGCAGATGTCTCTGCTGTGTCTTGTGTAGTGTCTAGTGTAAAACTAGTTAACTCTGCTACTGCGGTAGTTTCTAGTTGTAACACTCCACTGTTACCACGAATCGCTGCCATCTTCATTCTCCTCAGTTTCTGTTGGCTCTACAGGATCTGCCTCAGGCTCAACCTCTGGTTTGACCTCAGTCCATCCTGCATTTTTGTAGTTTTGGATTTTTTTGTCCATTTCATCTGGTAATGAAATAGTTTTTTTACCATTGGTTAAAAGCATTAGGCTTCTCCTCTAGTGTAAATGTAGTCAACCTCAAAGGTTAGACTAATGAGACCAAATCTTGTATCAATGGCCTCATCTACTGCTAACTCCACTAACCTAGTGTCTAGTGCATAACCGTCCCTGCTACGATCTGCTTCAAGAGCCTCTTCTACTCTCTCAGCAATATCATTACGCTGACGATCAATGTCTGTACCAGTAACATAACAATCGCAGATAACATTATAAACAGCCCTACGACTACCAGTGCTGCCCAACATAGTAAATTCAGTCCTGGTTTCGTCACCGCTCTTGACCACCACTGCTGGAAATTGTGCTCTGGATAATTTTTCTGGTTCAATTGTTTCTCTTGTTACTAATATAGGTTTTGGGTCAACAGCATCTTGCAAGATAGCAACAATATTATTTGTTATATCGTTACGCTTGCTCATCTAACTAACCTCTGTGTAGGTTGTAGTTCTCTTTCGCTTTCTTCATATGATCCATCACTATCCCAATCGTAGATTAGTTCACGTGTTGCTAAATCAAATTCTTCATCAAAGGCGCTTCTATAGAAATCAATCTGTGTTTGAAAACTATCGCCTTCCACAGCCCATTGTGTGAGTTGTGGTAGAATGTACTTGTATAAGCAATAATAAACACCACTGCGAGTGAGTTGTGATTCATTTACGCGAGTAGTATCATAGTGTCCAAGCCCTGCTCTACTTGGATAGTTGCTTGACACTTTTGGAAACCACTGTATGCGTAGGAGCCTATGAATGTCCGCTTCTGTTTTAGCAATAAAATCGTTGAAATCCTGGATCCCATAGTTATGTAGATCTGGAAAATATTCAACGATGTTATCTTCTGTAAATATGGCCATTCTATTCTCCTTGTAAGGGAGGGTAGAATACTACCCTCCTACATCATAATAATTAAGCTACTGAACGTAAACGAACTGCACGAGTTTCATCAACTACACCAACACCTGCGTGTAAGTGAGCAACGATGTCGTTACCTACGGCTTCTGTTCTACGGCCAATTTCAACGTTAACGTTTGCTTGCATTGCGATACGAGCTGCGTCTGCGCCAAAGATGAAACCATCTGATGCGTTTGTTAGACCTGAAATGTTGCTTGACATGAACATGTTCACACCAGCCATTTTACCAATGTATCCATTTCTTAATGCTTCAGTTTGGAAATCACCACCAGCATATGAATCTGTACCAATGTTCTTCATTAGGTCTGTTGCTACTGCTGGGCTTAATACTGCGAATAGTTGTCCCATTTCGCCAGCATCACGGATGATTTGAACACCTTCATAGATATCATCAACTGATAAAGTTGTGTTACCTGAGTTGTTGTAATCATACTGCTGACCAGCGGCAATGCCGTCTAATGCTGTGTAAACTGCTGTATCAAATGCTACTGCTACTGCGTTACCAAGTACACGACCAATTTCGTTTGGATCAACATTTCCCAGATCTCTTAAAACTGTTCTTGCGGCAATTAGATCACAAGTAATTGTGTTCTTTGTACCACCTGGTGTAGTTACTGCAATATCAACGCCTGGATCTGCTTCTGTAGATAGTGTTGATGCTGAAACTGATGTTAGGAATGGAACCTGTGCAACACCGTTTGGTGCTTGGATAACAGGAACTAATGCTCCGCCTAGGAACAATGATTTTTCTTGTGCTGTGTACACTGTACTCGCACGAACAGGAACTACTAGTGAGTCACTGTTTAATACTGACATATATTGGTCAGTTGCTGCTGCGTTCTGTGCCATTTTAATTTCTCCTTAATGGGCTTATACGAGGCCTTTGCTTCTAGCCTCTGCATATATTTTTCTATGTTCTGGCTTGTTTAAGTCCAGATCTGCTAGATTAAATTTTGCTTCCCTATTGGGTGCTAAATTACTAGCTACGTTTGCGCCACCTGGAGTAGTTGGCTTTTTAAAGTGTGGATTAGTTTGGATGAATTCATCTACTAATAAATCCACTGAATAAGGGTCGCCAGAGTCAGTATAACGAGGTTGTCCATTACTGTCTGTGATCTCTACATTGCCGCTCTCCCCTAAACGAACTTGGTTTGATAACAAACTAACCACTTGGTCAGCGTTAATTGCACCTAGTTTGTTCGCTGCATTCTGTAGTGCACCATCTACTTTTACTGCTTGCAATTCTGCTCGCAATTGTTCAACAGTACTGGAATGTTTTTGCACAGTCTCCTTAAGGATCTGTTCAAATTCACCTCTGGCCTTTTGAGCCTCCAGTTTCTTTTGCTCTTGTTCAGCTGTAAGTTGGCGATAATGATCAACATCAACACCATCCCACTTGCGTTCAAGGGCACGTCTTTGCTTGGCAAGTCTGTCTTCAACAATCTTGTCAAGTTGTTCTTGTGAGAACATTTTGTTCTCAACTGCCTGATTTTCAACTTCTGTTGCGGCTTCAGTTGCCTCTACCACATTATCTGTGTCGTTCATTGGAAAATACTCCTTGTGCTTGTATTTATGCTTTTGAAAAACTCTCTATACTACCATAATTAAATTTTACATCATAATCGTGGTTGTATAACAAAGTTCTTGTTTGTCTATCTATAGCATAGTCAAATGCTATATTTTTAATGGTGAGTATATCTGGATAATCATTCAATAGATGGTGGATGTGTATGCTTCCTAATCTTATTGAATCATATCCTTTGTACTCTATGTCCTGCCACTCTTCAGTGTGCTGAACATGTATACGGCTTTCTTGGCGCCATAATCTTGTGTTGCACAATACCAGTTTGGCCATGAACT